TTGAGCACATCTGAATACAAATGAATTTGTAGCAAGACCAACTGTATCACTAGTGCTTAAACCATGAGATGCTTTTGTAATTACTAAATCACCAGTAGCTGGATCGTATGTGGCACCTGTAGGAGTGATATTGCTTCCACCTGTGACTATTACTGCACCAGTGGTTGCACTTACAAAAACATGTGTGTTAGATACTACTTCAGCAGTTATATCAGCACCTGACCCATTTCCTGATAAATCAGTAACAGCGACTGAAACAGGGTTACGATAACCAGATCCAAATGTTAAATCACCTAAAAATTCAAAAGCAGTACCAGATCCTACATAAGCATGTGATTGTGTGCTTACTCCAATATTAGTTGTAAATGTAGTTGTGGATATTATACCAGTCACACTAAAATCACGATCATTAGGTATGGTTAATGAAGGTGTAAATGATAATCCATCTAATCTTACAAATTCATTAATGTTCCTAAAACTATGATTTCCTGAAGTTGTTACCTGAAGTTGACCAGTTAAGTGATTAAATGATGCAGTGCTTATTCCAAATGATTTTCCAGTTGTATTAAGTCCTACAATACCTACAATTGCTCCACTTCCATTTGTAGTTGCTTTCACTTTTGCGGGAGCAAGATTTGCAACACCCAAACCACCAGTTGATCCTAATGATACAATAACACCACCCCTTGGCAATTGATTTTGATTTACATCAACATCACTTATAATTTTTGTACCATTTGAAGATGTAATACCTGTAAATACGACATTACTTGCTCCACCTGATTCTGCGAACTCATAATTATTTCCCTGATTATTAAATGTTGATGGTGTTTGGAATATACCATTTAGAAGAAGCATTGTGCTTCCAGTTTGAATACCTGATGTGCTTGCACCTCCAACTTTAACAGGAAGTGTAGCAGCTATACCTGTGAAACTATCAGATATATCATCAAATATTGTATTGGTGCTATAATCTTGTCTTAAATAAACTCTTCCATTAAATGTAGATCTTAAAGGATCAAGATTAGATTGTGTCTTCTGTGTGGTATTTGTTCCTCTTGGTGGATCAGTAAAATGAATTGTACTATCAACAATATTATATCCACCTGAGAATAATCTACTTGTGGCACCTGCAGAATGATTAGTAGCAGCAGAACCTATAGATCCTCTTTCAACCACAAGTAAATTAACAGAACCTGACTCAGTTATAGGACCAACTGATGTTGTTCCAAAACCAACATTAGTGATCTTCATAAACTCATCATCCACTTTGATTATATCACCTGAAGTGATTGATGATAAACCAGTTACACTGAATGTTGTTGCTGAATTATTAATATTAAACTCCAAATCAGTTGTAATTGGTGTAAATGCTATTGGAGATTGAATAACACCATCAATAGAAAGAAGTGCCTTTTCATTCTTCTTAAACATTTCAAATTCATGAGCATTTCCTACTCCAACACTTGTAAAGGTAATACCTATTCCAGCTAAAGCATCAGGACGAGATTTTGAAATTTTGAATGTATCTTTACTTACTCTAATTGCATATACTTCAGATCCCAGTGTTCCACCAGCAGTAGCAATACCTGATAAAGAAACTCCTGTAAATGTTGAACCAGGATTATAAATTAATCTTTCACCAGTTTCAAAGAAATGATCAATTATTGTAAATACACCAGTTGATGGATCTAATGTAGAAGCATCAGTAGGATTGAATTGTTTTTGGAATATTGGTTTTGAATCACTTTGAAGATTGAAACTTGTTTTATTTGATCTTGTGCCATTAATTGCATCATATTGTGCAAATGATAATGACTCAGTAACTGTACCATATTGTAAATCTGGTGGTATATTAAGTAAGTCAGTTTCAGAGTAAAATGCTTCTGTGAATGTTTGAACTTGTACACTATTAGTCCCACCACTAAACAATGGATCTGGATGGAAATTAAGATTCAAATCATTACCAACTATTGTTGATGAGAAAGTACCAATACCTGATGTACTACCAATTGATAGGAATGGATATTGTACGGTATGAGCATCAGTTGAATCATGAACGACTAATACTTGATGTAGTGAACTTGTTGATCCACTTGAAACTCTTACAAAACCTTTTAATGATGAAATTTGGTTTTCGGTAAATGATGCTATTGTAGATGATGTTGATACATTAGAGAAGTTAGATTCAAATACACTTGTTCTTTCTGTCCCATCTAATTGACCTGGTAATTTAAATCTATGAGTTCCAATACCAGATGCAGTTGTACCGATTCCTATGACTCTAGATCTAACTAAAACTTCATTTAATTGATCATTTTCAAAGTTTAATGATAAAACATCAGATTCAATACTTGAAATAAATGTTCCGATGAAATTAGATGTTGCATTCTTCTCCGTATCTGCATAAAATTCAGAGATAAATGAATTTGTTCCATCATGAGTTAGATACAGATCTACAAAATTAGTTTCATTTGTTGTTACGTTATTAACCTCAATTGATGCAAATAGAGCATCTGTATTATCAACATTTGTAGATAAGATTAATGATGTTGTTGCTGTAGATACTGTTGTATTAATTCCACTAAGACTTATGAATCCTATAGATTGAGTACCTATACCAGTTAAGTTAGTGTTATAGGAAGTTTCTAATATTTTTAAATCATAATCGTTATTTTCAGGATCGTCAGGAGTAAATTTAAGACTAATATTATTAGATGAATCAATTTGACCTACAATTTCACCAAGTTCAGATGATGTGGTATGGTTTTTTGATCTCTCTGCTGTAAATACGTTTGTATCATCTTTATATAAAATAATATCTGATATTTGAGTATTATTATTATTTGGATTTCTTGCCTGAATTAAGAAAGTTGCATATCTTGTATTAATTGATAAATCTAAGAATTTTGTCAAGGAAGATGCAGTATTAGAAAATAATCTACTAATATCATCTATCTCCAATACTCTATTTGTTCTACATTCAATATATGGAGATAATTTTGTATTTCTTAATTTTAGAAACTTTGATTTACCTTCAACAGTATCAATATCTAATGCAAAATCAAAATTATTAATTGTATCCACCCTTTTTTCATCTATGAAATCTAAAGCTAGAACGTCAGTAAAACTGGATGTGGTAATACCAGCACTAGTCGTTGATGTTAATCCAACATCAGCAAAGTTTTTAAGACCTGAAGTGTGAAGTAATCTATTTACTGGATTAATTAAATCTTCATAAAGAACCTTACTTTTTACACTATATGATAAGTTTTGATAATAATCATTATCTGGTGTAACTTGATAATCTTGATTTAATTTTCCTATATCATCATTCCAACCTTGATCTTGTCTAAGTGAATAACTTATTTCAAATATTCCACTATTTTGTGAAATAGTGTTAATAGTTGCGACATTACCAGAAACAAAACCTTTTATCAATTGTCCTGTAACCAGATTAAAAGCACCAGGTTTATTTTCTTCAATTTTTATAAATTCATCTGTCGCCTCTGTAACTATTAAGTTAACAGGAACATATGATAGACCAACAAATGCCAGTAACTTTTCACCAACACTAAATCTAGATATTTTCTGCTTAACTTGGAATACTGGATAATCATTTTTGCTTATGACAACACCAAAAGAATTTTGTACTGTTTTTGCAATACCAGCATTTGAAGTAAATGGTGATAAATCAAATGAAATTGTAGCTGGATTAGTATTTTGTACACTTGAAATTTTAAAGAAATTAAATCCATTATCAGATGAATTAAATCCTGTTCCAGTATCTTCAAATTTTTGAAGTCCCTCAACGTAAACTTCTTCATCAACTGAGAATGGAGCAGTTGTAAATCCAAGCACTGGAGTTACAAGTGTACATGTTGCTATTCCTGATGTGGGATTGTATTCTAGTCTACTTACTGTTGATCCATTACTATTATTGATTGCAAAAACATTATGGGTAATAGATTCTAAACCTTTTGGAGCAACTACTATTTCTACTGTTGTTAATGAACTTCCGTTCAATCTACCAGCTATAATTGCACCAGATTTATCTTCAAGACCAGTTGCAGGATTAACTATTATTAGATCGGGAACAGTTGTATAATTTTTACCACCATTTAAAACTTCAATTTCTGAAATAGTATTAGAATTTATTATCGAAATAACTGGAGAAATAAATGCTTCTGGTTTTAGAGTAGGATCAGATGAATATTCAAAACCAGGATTCAGTATCCTAATATCATCAACTCTGTTTATTGTATTTGAATCAGGTAATAAAGTGCCATTTGTTCCTTGTGTAGACGCAATACTTACAAAAGATGGCAAACTATTATATCCAATTCCACCAAAATCAATACCCACCTTATCAATGGATCCACTTGCTCTCTTGGATTTGGTTACATATTTTAGAACACTGGTTTCAGTTGATGCATATGATGTTCTTTCAGGAACTTCAGTTAATGAAATACTAAAATTAGTATAAGATACTCCAACTATTGGTGAGTTGAAAATACTATATTGTCCAGAATATTTACTATTAATATAATCAATACGATTGTAATTTACCACATCAGTATCTGATGTGCTTATAAATCCTGATTTTTTAAGATTGTAATATAATACATTAGGATTATCATCTGAATAATTTAATGTTAATGTAGCAGTTGAAGTAACTCCTACAGTACCGACACCTATGACCTGTAAATCAGTTGTGCTACCAACAGATACGAATTGATTTTTAAAATCTTGATCATGGAAAATATTTAACTCGTAACCATTAAGTGATGAGTGTCCTACTCCAAATACTAAATTATTATCTCTTAATATTGATATTGGTGGATTAATTAATGAAAATTCATGAACACCACCAGTAGAACTTAATTCAACTATGCTAGCTGGATTGCTAGTTACATCTACTAATGTTTCTCCTAATTTAAAGTTATTATCATCAACTTTAAATACAAAATATGCCTCATTATTTGATAATCCCTCAGATACTGATGCTGATGAATATTTTATTTTATCTCCAGTTTTTAAATTATGATTATCAATGTTAAAATTATTTGTTGAAGTAGTCACTCCACTTGATGGACAAGTTATTGGATTAATTAATATTGATTGAGTTTCTTCATCAAATCTTATATCAATAGATGATGATGTTCCTATACCTACAGACTCATTTGGTGTTAAACTTAAATCTATGATATCACCATCAAGTAGATTATGTGCTGTTGTCAGAGATACAACAGCATCTATACGTTGTAGAGTTCCTGTAATTTGAGTTGGATTTGATTCTAAAAGATATTCAAAACTACTTGAACCAACCGTTGTATCACCGACAAATGATAATCCATCAGATGTTGTTGTCAAACCAACTTGTGTAACTATTCCAATATAATCCTTTGATTTTCTTATTACAAATACATTTTGACTATTTCCACCTTCAGGAATATTAAAGGTTGTGACTCCATCATCCTTTGATACTGTTAAAGCAAAACCTACGTTTGGTTTTGTTAAAGTGATTTCTTGATTAGTTTTAAATGGATGATTTGGAAGTCTTATACTACGAGTAGGAGTTGAAACAACACTAATTAAATCACCTATAGTTGATGTTGCTGTTGATCCTAGACCAACTACTGTTCCTACACCAACAGATTCATGAGGGTTGAAATAAACTTGATCTTTAACACTTGAATCAAATACATTTGTTTTTAATGGAATATTAAAGAAACTAGGTATCAAACTAATTGCAGATGAAACTGTATGCACACCTGTTGTTACACCTCTTCTAACTCTAAGCACATTATTTTCATTAAATGTGTTTAGAACAAGTAATTTTTCAGTTCCAATACCAATACTACTGCCTACAGAAATGTGTTCTGGTATATTTGTAACATAGATATCAGTTACTATACCTGTTGTAGATGGTGTTGGAATTTCTTGATAAACAATAGTTTGTGCTGTGTCTATTCCAATCTGATGTGTTCCTGATAAACCTTTAATAGATGTGGTGCTTAATCCAGAAATTACTACATTATCACCACCATTTAAACTAGGAGCAGTTGAGATAAATGCTGATACATGTGAGGGATCTCTCCAAATAAAAGTAGCATTAAAAGTATCAATAGTTGTTTCCACAGATATTATATCCTTTCCTTCTACACTTTTTACTGAAACACTTAAACCACCACCATTTGTATCTGTATTATCGAATGTTGCAACATTTCCAACTTTATAGTTATCTCCTTTATTAATAATACTAATAGAATCAATAGAACCTGATGTCGTTGATTCCACAATGGATGATTGTTTAGTGATTTCATTAGACTCAATAATAAAATCATTATCTGCAAATTCATCAGATACTTTATATGGATAACTATTTCTTATTAAACTTGAGTTATCAAAATCAAAGGTATCTTGATTAATATTAAAATTCTCAGTAGGTGGATTTGATCTAAATGATTGACCTATAAAGTAAGGAAATACAGGTAATAAAGAATTAGTATTAATTCCTACAAAATATGCGTATGTTCCATTTGGATATTCTGGAGTTCTTCCATATCTACCATTATGCACATCTAAATCACCTGCATTTGAAAATACAAAATCTTCTACGAAAAATCCATTACTAAAACCTATTGGTCTATCATTTACAATTGATGGATCTAAAACATATCCACTATTTAAAATTCTAACTGAAGAATTATCATCATTTGGATCACTATAACCATAAGGTCCATAAATTGGATTACCATCATATGCCCAACCGATTATAGGTGAATGTCCATTACCTGTATCTCCAAAGGTATCATTTCCAATTTGAGTTGAATATCCTACAATTGAATATTCTAATTTATTATTTGTTTCTACAAGTGCTTCATTATCATATCTTGCAAAAGTATTAACCGTTAATCCTCTTGTTTTTGCCTCTAACTTACAACCTGTGCCAGGTGGAATGACTTTAATATCAATTTTATCTTGTTGATATTGTAATCCACCATCTAAAATAATTACCTTAGTTATTTTTCCATCTTCTACAACTGCTCTTAATTTTGCACCTAAACCTGTTCCAATACCAACAACCTCTAAATCTGGAGCAGAGGTATATTCACGACCTTTAGTTTGAACTTCAACAAAAGAGATTTTACCATCAGTTACAATAGGTTTTAATTGAGCCTCTTTTCCTGTTTTAATGTTTATTGTGACAGATTTTTCAAGGTTTAATATATCAGATCCATATCCTGATCCTTCTTCATAAAGTAATACATCAGTAATTGGACCTCTAACAACAGGTGTAGCAGTTATTATTCCAACACCAATATTAGATGATTCAAATTTAATATTTAATTTTACATCTGGATATTTAAATACTTGGAATCCAGTTCCTTTATCTGAAAATTTTATATAATCTCTTCTATCAAATTCTGAGGTTATAGTTCCACCTAAACCTGCATTTGCAACTCTAAATGAATTATCATTTACCTTTATTACCTGATAAAAATTAGTTGTAGTTGTTATACCTGTTGAAGTTGTTAAACCAGTTATAGATGTTGGTAAAGTTGACCCAATACCAACAGCCGTTGCATATACAATTTTATCACCTTGATTAAATCCATGATTATCAAAATGAATGGTATTAGTTATTGTATTAATACCAGATTGTTTAACAAAAACTTGTCTATTTTCATATCCACTTCCACCATCTATAACTCTTACATCTTTGAGAGTTTTCTCTTCATTCAATAATCTAAATTTATGGATACCTATTTTATTAGTGGTAGTAAATCCAACTGTATTAATACCTGCATTAAAATCTGTTAGTGTTTGGAATAATTTTATAGTTGAAGGATTAATCACTTGTGGAAAATAAGTGGCAGCATTCACAAGAGTTGTAGTTCCCAAACCAACAACAGATGTTCCACTATCATTACCTACAGTGCCCACACCTAATGGAGGATTATTATTTCTATCATAGACAAGAGGTTGTCCACTTATTATATTATGGTTTTCAGTAAAGGTTATAGTTTCATCTATATTATCAACACCACCAGAATCTGTTAGTAGTCTTGCATCAAATGAAATTTCTCTTCTTCTTTCAGATAAAACAGGTTCAAGAACTGCACCAGATCCATTCCCTCCTTCAACAGTTATTGAAACAACTTTTTGTATATCAAATTTTTGTGGATCAACTTGTATATCTTTAACACTACCTGTTATAACTGGTCTTATTAAAGCGTTAGTACTACCAACACCAGGACTTGATAATTCAATATTAGGTGGTGATATTACATCATAATTTTTACCTCCATTTAATAAATCAATTTTATTAACAGGTCCAAAAAATATTTTATCGTTAGATTTATAATTTCTAATCTCAACTCCATTTATTAGCATACCTGTTGTACCAGGACTTGTTTTAATAGAAGTTGAGTTAGTTAAATTTGGATTTAAATTAAACTTTTTAAGTAGTTTTTGTGGTGCTATTTCTTGTTCAAGAATACCAACAAGTGAAAAGGTATGTGTTCCTGAACCTAATGGTAATGCTTCAAATTCTTCATAATCACCTATGGGAATAAATGATCTTGATCTATATAAACGAATTTGATTCGGATTACTTAAAACTTCAACAAAATATGATGATTCTGGTAAATTAGGTAATACTGTTCCCTGTGCTGTATAGAAAATTTCATCTCCAGTTATAAATGGAACTGGATTTGGGAATGATAAAATATGATATTTAAGAGTATTTGGATCATAACCAGATAAAGGTAATTCATTACCTGCAATTGCATTTGGTAGTATTGATTTTGGTAATGATGCTGTTATTTGATATGAAGGAAGTGAATTAGATGCAACATAAAAATTTACATCTGATTCATTATAAACATTGGTAACATCACTAGTTAAAATATTATTTCCAAATTCAATGTCAGCTGTATTACTAAAAGCACGATTTATAACTCTTCTTAAATCATATTCTCTGTCTGGATCAGGATATAAAGTTATACCTGGTTGATTTATGAGATTATTTAATGATATTGTGCTTGTTGGTTTATCAATATTACCTACAGTACCTGTTGCTATTTTTGTTTCTTCATTTCTAAATAAAATTTCAACATTATCGCCTACTTTCAAACTAGATTTATCAATATCATCTGTAAATAAAACAACATTAGCACCAGATACACTTTCTATTAAAAATCTAGATGATGTATTATAAATCCATGAATTTGCAAATATTTGTTTTCTTGTTTTATTTTCTGTTGGATTTAATATTTTTTCTCCAACATTTCTAACACTTATTTTTTCACCTTCAGTTAATAACCTTATATCTGACTTTGGAATAAACTTTGATAATACGCCAGTAAGTCTTATTTCAACTTTTTTGGATAAATCACCATTTTCATATCCAAAATAAAATTCGTTTGCTCTAATATCATCTGTAGATGAAATATTATCAATAATATTTTGACAACCAAAAAATTGATTGACTGATTTATCACTATAGAATATATTTGTGCTAATTCCAGATATTAAAGTACCTGTTTGACCAAAACCAACCGTAGAATCAACCGTTATAACTGAAGATCCTGCTGATACATTATTAATTACTTTTGTTTTACCAGGAATATTAAAAGTGCCCTCTATTAAATCAACATCATTAAACCCAACAAATAATGCAAGTTTATAATAAACTTTTCCTTTTCTTGTTAAAGGTTCAACTTCTGATATTGATGCTCTAGTTGCAGAATCCGTGGATTTCACAATTGTTTGACCAACTAGATTAGAAGGATTTCCTGATATTGCCTCAGCTAAAACTATTTCTCTTCGGATATACTCTGCAGATGATGGTTTTATTAAATATTGTTCTAAATCTACTACTTTAGGTGTTTCATTGTATAAAACGTTAAATAAAATTCTAAATGACTCTTCTGTTCCCTTTGATTGATACAAAGATTTAGAATTTTTTATAAAATTGCTTACATCTAAATTATTAACAAAATTAACATTTTCTAAACCAGGTGTAAGTAACTTTTTTGTCTTTTTATAAAATTCTTTGAGAAATAAAGCACTTAAATTGATGACAGTTGAATCATTATCATGATTAATTGCTAATGAATCTGTAAATATTAATTCTGAGGGATTATTATCTGCATGATAAGTTGTGATTCCACTAAAACCACGAATACAACCCGTAAAACTATCAGTCGTTATGCCAGTATATGTAATTACTTCATCTTCAATTCTAAAAAGACCATATTCATTAGGAAAACCCTTTGTACTACTGACATTTATGGTTGTAGATGATGTTGTGATACCTGTAGTTAATTTTGTCTCACCAACAACAACTTCAGGAGTTAAATTATCTAATTTTAAATACTGATCAAGATTATCAGTTAAATCAATCGGACCTCCCTGATATTCTTGGGAAATATAGTATTGTTTTAAAAAATCTACTGCCTTTGGACTCTCAGATAATAAAAACTCAGGTATTTGGTTTTCAATTATCTGTTGGACTTTGACTCTCTTATCAATTCCAGTGGTTATCATATTATCCTCTTACCAGTGCTCCGTTTGCGTAACTTGATGTAACCTTATATCCAACACCAGATATCTGTTCACCAGATGTAATAGTGTCTTTAACCATATTTATGGCACTATCTCCAACAGCAAAACTCAAATATAAATCTTTCAACCCTATTACATCATTTGATTCAGGAAACGCTTGAATTTCTATAATATTATTCGATCTTTGAGTTGACGTTATATTTACTGTTGATATGATAACCTCACCATGAACATAGTCAACAATTCCTGCTGATGCTACAACTAATTGTCCTCTCGATAATTCAACATCACCTTTAACTATTGCTATTATACCTTTGCCACTTCCATCAAGTGTGCCATCACTATGTCTATTAGGAATATCTGTAAAATATACCATGTCATTCTGACCTTGTATAGTGAAACCTGTGCTTTTTATATTTTTACCTGCAGGGTTAATATAAAATCTGTTTCCATAACATAACTCATATTGTGCAAATTGATTTGTAAGAGCTCTTAAGTTTCTTCTTATTCTAACTCTTGTAATATTTGATGTGATTGCTTCATCAATATTATCAATTACATTTAATAATTTACTATATTTAAATCTTCCACCAAATTTATTTAAATCTGTTGAATTAGCATATGTTAATAAACCATTTGTTATACTTGTCTTTAATTCAGATACTGTAGTAATTTTTGATTGATCATAGTAAACAAAAGAATCAATTTCAACGTATAATAATTTAAGATCAAGTAGTTTTTGATTTATACCTGCTAGAGCATAACTTTTTAAATTAGATAAAATTGCACCTTTATCAAAATCAGAAACAAATTCACCATTTTTCGGTTTTATTGTGATGAATACTGTTCCAAATTCTGGTGGATCTAATTCTTCACCACCAACAACTGAAACTGATTCAGTATTTGGATATATCTGCTGTATTATTGCTTCATAGTCTCTTGCTGTAACTGCCCTGTATTGCGATGAGTAGAGTCTTGGAGCAAAATACTTAATAGAGTCTATCGGTTCAATATTACCTCCGTTAGATGCCGCTGAGGTGGTTGTGATAGTAGGTGTTGATGATGGTAATGATATTTGATTTGAAGATGATACTACACTACCTGCATAGGAAAAACTAGAAGGACCATTACCCTCTACACCATCTGTGACAATGTATGAAACTGTAATAATAGCATCGTTTTCTAATTTTTTACCAAAAACTCCATCACCAAATAGTAACTCATATCTTTCATCTGTTATCTCTTGTATCAAATATGTCTCTGATATATCGGTAATGTTTAAAATATTATCAACTTTTCGATATTCTCTGCCTAAACCAGGATCAGCAGATCCTTTCACAAACACTTTTATAGTAGATGTATCTATAAACGAATTTTCAAGTAAAAATCTTTGATCTAATGAACCATCAACTGTAAAACTTTTTGTAAGGTAAGTTCCTTGAAAAACTACTATATTATTAAATGAACCAGTGCTACTTACTATATTACCATTGATATCTGTTGTTTGAGTTGTAACTGTTGTTATTGACTCTGGAATTGAAAATACAAAAGAGGTATCGTTTGATGAACCAACACAAACTAAACCTGCTTGTAGAGTCAGAGTTGGAGTATTAGAGTTAGTGGTGATATCAAAAGATATTGTTGCTTGTGCAGAAGTTCTTGAACGAGGTACATAACCTATATTTCTTGCTAATGCAACTACATTTTCACGAATCGTAGCTGAGTCAAGGAAAGACTCATTCACTATCATGTTTGAGTTGAATGCAGTAATGTAAGTATTATATGCTAGTGTATCAATTAGGACTGAAAAATTAGAACCTTCAAAGTCAAAATCTGTAAAATCAGAATTTGCTCGGATATAATCCTTAATTGAAGTTTTAATTTGGTCGAAATCGAGATTCGTAAACTTAGTAAAAGGCATTATCTTGTTGCTTCGAGTATGAATGTGAAATCTTGTGTAGGAATTTCCTGCCCAACAATATCAAATATGACCTTAACCTCAAATTCATTTAAATCTGGTCTTGGATCTACTTCAACTAGGACGTTTTCGATTCTAGGTTCAAAATTTTCAAGTGTAATTTCAATTTGGTTCTGAATTACAGACGCAGTACCAAAATCAACAAAGTCAAATAGGCTATCACGCACCTCAGAACCTAATACAGAGTTAAAAAACCTTTCTGTAGGTATTGTTTGTATTAAATTTCTTACAGATCTCTTAATTGCATTCTCATTTTTGAGAATTGTGAGGTCTTTTGTGACTGGATGGGGTGTAAAAGACAAACTTATGTCCTTAAATGCCCTTGATATCCTTTTTATTGCCATTTAAACAAGAGTTTTCCTGTTTTATTTATGACACTTTTTTGTAAATGCTATTATTTATCCTAATTCTGGTTCAATATGTATATTTACGACCTTATAATCCTCTTCTAACACCTCCTTGAGGTAATTTTTATCCCAATATTTGTAATAATCAGTTTTTGCAAGTTTAATTCTTGCCTCAGTCAGTTCTTTTCTTGATTGACAAAGCACCAAGTTGTATTTTCCATTACTTGTAGACACTTGATTAATTTTTGTGCCAGATTTTCGATGATCTGCGATAAATTTATACTCTTTATATGTGCGATTATAGTCATCTACCATTGCATACAAGAAATCTGCGTCATGATCATCTTCAACTACGTAAATAATGACATCCCACCCATATCTTGGTTTCACTTTTCGTAATTCTTCATCCAAAATGATGAATTTTGCCTTTGATGCATAGGGACATATGGCAAAATTACCTAATTCTGGTTGATTTTTGGATAATTCTTGTATCCATTTAATAATATGGTTATACTTCTTTTCGTTCATCGGGTGTTGTCCAAAAATAATCATCACAATCACCTAATCGACCCCAATTAACGTCATTTTCAACTTCAAAGATACGTGTTGATACTTTAAAATCAGGTCTTTTGACTGGATCAGGAGTCATTGAGGTATCATATATGCGACATCTATTGTTTGGGTAGAGTGCAAACTGCCCATTTCGGAGTTCAACGAGGTTAAATGACTTATGTTCATCAGGCATTTCACTTGTAGAGGCATCAATTTGGTCAAAATCACCATGATAGTTGTCCAAAGTACAAATGTACTGCCCTTTTTGGTTGCCAAAGTGTCTTGTACGCAGTTCCCACTCCATTGGAGCAACAAATTGCTTGACAATTACAGTAAAATCATAGTCCATGCAGTTCC